AAAAAAGCAAACTTAAATCCAGAACTATCCTCTTTACCAATATTTCCAGCTTGAATATGGACGAATTTTGGTTCAAATCTAAATGTAAGAGTATTGGGATTTCCGCTCCCATACGTCCCCGTCCCCACGTAGGAACCGGTTTCTATGCTTGTCTTATCCCCCAACACCCCAAGGTACTCAATGGTAGTGCCTGCGGGGATGGCGGGGTAGCCGGTGACGGACTGGATGGCGGTTGTATAAACAAATTTTGTTCCTGACATCTCCCGTGCCACGGACGCATCGTCAGGAATAAAATAAACAGTATTCGCCTTAATGGCGGTAGCCGATGATGTTGTCATAATAAAATTTCCGACAAGGGACTCAGCCATATTTACTGCGTTTGATTGCGTCGCATTAAAATCAACCCTATTCGGGGCTATTAACGAGACTTCCCCGTCATCTGAAACGTCTACCTGATCGGAGTAGTTCCAGTAAATAGTGCTACTTTCATTCGTTCGATCAGTAAGAGCTATATTGCCTGTAATTTTAGATCCCAATTTATACCCAGCAGGTTTTTCAGATCCATCTGTTCCCTCCTGGTAGGCATTGCGGTTTGTGGAGGTTAGGTAGGTGATGTGGGTGCCAGCGGGTACATAGGGGTTCGATGTGACTTCCTGGTATTTATTAGCCGCCACTTCCAAATATCCAGAGGTATCAGGACGCTCTATGTCGAGAACCTCGATATCATCGGGGAAAAAGTAAACTTTTCCTACGATAGGAGGGTATAAAGGATGAATGTTTTCGGAATCCCATCCAGTAGGTGCGTCAATACAGATTGCAAAACTACCACTCAAACACTGCTTTGCTACATAAGCATCATTATTGTTTCCACTCCAAGTGGACTCCACATCTAAGAGGCTATAGTTATCCAAAGAGATAGTTCCGTTAGCATCAACAGATATCGTCTTCGAATATCTCCAAACGCCCCTCTCTGTTACGTTATAGTTAGAATATCCACCAAAAATGTCTATGTTTGAATTCTGAACGGGTCCCAACGTATACCCTGCCGGAACCTCCTCCTCTGCAACCACCGTCTTCCTCCACACATGGACGTTGCCGATGTTTGCAAGGACACCAAGGGAAGCCCCAACACTGAGGTCTCCTGTCAGTCCCATCTTTTGGGCCGGGGTAGTGTAATCGCCAACGCCTCGGTCAATTCGATCCCAGTTCTCATTGAGCATCGTCTCTACATTGAACATGTCATCTCCGTCTGTTACCGGAGACTTCTTCAATAGATCTAAATTGGGTGTATAACTTGCCATGGGTTAGCCTCCTGCAAAGTGATTCAGCGGCGTTTCCGCCAACTGGGCCAAGGTCATTTTTTTGTGAACCTCACGGATTAAAAGGTATCGGAATGCGTAATCAAGCACCAAATGCGCCGGGACCGTCCGTTCCAGGGCCTCTTTTAGGGTTTCGATTCCCTCTGGGACGCCTGGACTCCCTAAGAACCGAAGTAGGATGACCCCGGGTGTGTAGCTGGCGATGATTCCGCCGGTCTTCCAGTTGTCGCAAATCGCCTGAACGGTTGCCAAGCTGGGCTTCTGCGCCGCCTGCCAGGCGGCTTGGATGGCTGCCCGCCGGTCATCCAAGGATT